AAAAATATAAAATAGCACTTGAACATATTTTATCAGATTATAAAAGAGTATTAAAAGAGAATGAAGAATTATTAGAGGTAAAAGTAAGCACAAGTGCTCATAATAGAATATTAGAATTAGAAAAAGAAAATGAAGAATTAAAAAAATTCCATATACAAGATAATAAACATTTGGATTTTATAATGCAGCATTGTATTCCAGTTCAAAAAGTAGAAGACATAATAGACAGAATTGATTACGATATAAAAAAGACCAAAGAAATAATATCTAACAATTCGAATATTTATACAAGTGACCGAAGAAATGATTATCAAATAGTAAGATTAAGAGCAATGAATACAAAATCTTTAGATATAAAAAAGAGATTACAAGAATTGCTAGAAGGGAGAAAATAAAATGAAATATAAAGGATATGAACTGCTAAAAGCAATAGCAGATGGAAAGATAAAAGACGGAACAAAATTTAAATGTTTAAATGAAAAGCCTATGCAGTATTATACAGACAGTAATATATATAGATATGAACATGGCAGCTTTTTAGGAAGATTTGGTGGATTCAATATATTAAGCATAGTAAATAAAGATTTTGAAATAGTACAAAAACAAGATGAAATAGATATAGATAGTATAGGAGAATTAAAGGCAGTTACTAACAATATAGATGGAACTGTTTGCATAATGAATAAAATAAATGAATTAGTACAAGCAGTAAAACAAATAAACAAAGAAGTAAAAAAGTTGAAGGAGGACAAATAAAATGTGTAAATATTGTGAAAAAAACATAAGTATTAAAGTAAAAGAACCACTAGGAATAGGTATACATTATCCTAATAAAGATAAAATAATAGATTTAATGGCAGAGTTTATTGAAGATGAATTAACAGTAGATGAATTTTGTACAAAGGAAGGTTGCTATGCAGATAATTATATAGATGGGCATTGTGAAAAGTGCTTAAATTGTATAAAACAATATTTTGAAAATAAAGCAAAAGAAGCGGAGTGATACAAATGACTAAAACAATAAAGAAACTATTAAATGCCAAAGAATTAATAGAGAAAAAGATAAATTTAAACAATAATTTATTAGAGACAATAAAAGTATTAAGGCAAGATGAAAATAACCTAAAAGACGAAAATGATGCTTATGAGATAGCATTAAAACTAATTAAGAAAAGGCTAAAAGAAGAATATAGAAGGTAGGAATACAAATGAATATATATGGAATATACGATATAAAGAATAATGAGCAATGTATGAGAGTAGGGACATTGCAAGAAGTGGTAAAGTTTTTAAATTTAACAGCAAGAGAAATGAGTAGAGCATTAAAGAAAAATAACACGGTAAGAAAACATTATAAAATATATTATTTATTTAATGAGGAGGTATACTAATGAGTAAATACATAAAAGAGGATGTTGAAATAATGCTAAGAAATCATAAAAAAAATGAGGCAAAATTAACAGAAGTGCAATTAAAAAAGGAAGGATATCAAGAGCAATTATGTTATGCAGGAACAGTATATGAAGATACAGAAAATGAAATAATAGAAAATATGCAAGTAGCTGGACAAGCATATGATAGTATACATAGTAATACAAATAAAATATCTGATAAGGTATCAAATACAGTTGCTAATTATAAAAATGAATTAAACCATATAAATAAATTTGATAGACAGTATATAAATTCAAAAATTATAGAATG